GAACATATTCAGAACGTCGCTGCCCGGGCCGCTAGCGCCTTGTGGCGCGACCGCGCCTGCCTGGGCGAAGTTCTTCGCTGCACCGCTGGCCTGCTCGGCCACCTGGGCGCTCTGCTGCGCAGCCTGCGCCTTCGCGCGCGTCTGTCGAATAAGTGCGACCTGGTCGTTCGCGAGCACGAGCTGCGGATCGACGCCGAGCATGTCGGAATAGGCATCTGCCCAGGCATCGGAATCGAACTTGTCGAGGACCTCAGGCTTGAGGCCTGCGACTGCGCCGAGCGATCCCACAAACCGATCGACCGAGTTGGTGCCGATCGCGCGCTGGGCCTGGGCGAGAACCGAGATGAACTCGACCGCGAGGTCCATGCCGGCGAGCTCCTTCGGTGCCGGCGGGATCGCGTTCATCTCGACCATGTGCGTGAACGTGGTCTCGATCAGCGGGTAGAGCAGCTCATTGTTGAGACGCTCGAGCACGGGGCCCAGCATGAGCATCTTCTCTTCCTGGCGCGCGGCCACTTCGGTCGCGGTCATCTTCGGATCTTCCATCTGCTCGAACATCAGGAACACGTCGGCAAAGAAGCTCCGGTTGATCCGCTGCCGGCACTCGGCCATATCTTCGATCAGGTGCTCGAGGTCGAGCTCGACCTTCCAGAGCGACTCGATCTTCTGACTGGTGCCCGCCGGCACGAAGGACACGCCGCCAGGCAGCATGTCGACATCGCGATTCTTCATCGAGTCCGGAGCCTGCAGCGGCGGCTTGGTCTGGTAGTCGATGCCCTGGGCTTTGCGCAGCTGCTGATGCTGCAGCTGCTTCACATCGCCGAGCGCCTCCATGCCTGGCGAGTTGCCGTAGATATCGCCGCCTTCGACTTCCCACCGCGGCGCGACAGCAGGGAACTGCTTGAACCCGGCCTCGCGCAGGAACTTTGCCTGGTCACCGCCGACCTCGAAGTAGTAGCTGCCCCAGGCCATGTTGCGCGCGTCCTTCCGAGTAGGGTCGCGATCGTAGCGCGGCTCGATCGCATGAATGATCGGGATCCAGGCGTCGAGCTGGCCAGACCTGTAAAGCGACTGCACGATCGGCGAGCAGCTGTCGATGCCGAACTCTTTGACGATCTGCGAGACCGTCTGCTCGAACTCGCGATAGAGGGTGGTCACGCGGCCCTGCCAGTCGGTCGCGATCGCGTACTGCCCGCATGGCAGCGGGTAGTTGTGGATCACAGAGTTGTAGTCCGGAAAGATGAGGTTCGCGCCAGTGCCGAATGCGCCGAGCTGGTGATAGACCTGGTGAAGCGAGCGGTAGGTATTCGACTTCTGAAACACCGCGTGCATGCGCTGGCCTACACTGCTCAGCCAGATCTTGACCGGCTGGACGTCGTTCAGCTCCGGATCATGTGTGCCCAGGCGAAACCACGGCCGCGCCGGCGACGTCGCCCCAGCCATCAACCCTGCGCCGAGAGTCTTCAGCGCGCGGATCCCAGTCGAGTCGTAGATCTGCGTGCCGCGGCGGCCGCCCTTGTCGCGATCCTGGCGAAAGAACCGGCCGCCCCACGGGATGATGTAGGTCGAGATCTCCTGCCATTGCGACCACCAGCTCGAGCGCTCGTTCTTGAGCTGACCCCAGCGCATCAACAGGTTCTCGCGTGTTCTCGTAGAGTTGGCCATTACGCTCCCAGCAAGCTCGTCTTGCCCAGATTGAGACTGCTCGTCGATACACCGCCCGGCCCGGTGAGCATCGTGCTCGTTAGACCAGAGCCGCCGGCCTGCGCCGCGCGCGCCAGGATCGCTGCCACATTTGGCGTCTTCTGTGACGCAGCGTTCTGCGCGATCTCACTCTTGCGCTCCGTCGAGAGTGCATTCGCTTCAGCCGTCTGCTGCGCAGTGTTCTGCGCGGCCAGGGCCTTCTTCTGCGCGCCCTGCTGCTTCTGACCATTGACGATCGAGTAAGCCGTGCCACCGACAGCCGCGCCGGCACCGGCGAGAGCTGCAATCGTGGTCAGAGAGATCGCTCCAGACATTCTTCACTCCTCCGTGATGACAACTCGGTTAGCGTTCTGCCGCCGGCTGAGCAGCCGATCGGCGTCGTCGGTGAACTCGTACTCTGCTTCCTCGACCGTCTTCGCCGAGGTTGGAAAGGCCATCGAGATCACCACCGAGGAATACGTGACAAAGACCTGCTTGCGATCGGCGCTCGCCGGAATCACGTTGTAGCCCTCGAGCCTGAGCCACTCTTCGCCGACCAGCACCGCGGCGGATCCCGTCACGATCACCAGCGTCGGCAGCTTCACAGTGCAGCCGAACAGAACCATGCCGGCCGGCAGCGCGATCGTGCGGACATACATGCCGGCGTGGAGCACATGCTCGGTCGGCACCTCAATGGGTTCGTGCCCCATCAGATCCGCTTCGATCTCCTCGAGCGCCTTGACCAGTGCGGGCGAGCTCGCCGGCAGCATCGGCAGCTGAGCGGTCGCGATCGATAACGCGTTCAGGCCAGGCATCGAGTAAACACGTGGTTGGTGTGCACGTAGTCCTCCGCACAGAGGAACAACAGCCGGGCCAGGCGAGAGCCGAGCGGAGCAGTGACGACGAGCGCTTTGCAGCCGCACTCCTTCGCGTAGCGCTCGATCTCATCCATCAGCTGGCCGCCGCAGCTCGCGTCGCGAGAGACGAAGACGCTCTCGTATGTCGCGACAGCCAGCGTGTAGTGCGGTACCACGGCGACGACGACCATCGCGAAGCCGACGAGCTGCTTGTCCTCATACGCGGCGAAGCACTGACCCAGTCCGTTCGACTCGAGGTTCTCATAGATATCGAGCCTTGGCGCGGGCTTGCCGATCAGAGCATTGCCGCACTCGCGAGCGTACTCGGCGATAAGAGCAGGGCCGGCGGGATCGTTAAAGATCTCGCGAGCTCGGCACTGTCGAATCCTGGTCTCCATATCCTCCCGCTCATCTGCGCATACGGGTCGTAATCGTTCGACCTCGACTGCGACTGCCTCTTGAGGTTCCTGAGCTCCGCTTCACGTTTCGGCGTGTCAGGCAATGCAAACGTCAGCGCCAGGGCGTCAGCCAGGTCAGGCGATCGGCCGAGCCGCTTCTTCACCTGGTCCTTCGCCTCGATCTGAAACTTGCCATTCGAGAAGAAGTAAGTCGGCGTGGCGAGCTCGGCGATCATCTCCGGGATCCGCGGCAGGCATCCGTTCGCCTTCACCCAGTCCGCCATCTGCATCCACATCTGCGCGCGCATATTCACGTATCGCGGATTGCCGCTCGGCGCATCGAACCGAATCGCGTACACATTGCGATCGGCCGCGCGCAGGATGTCGACTGCTCCGTGAGCCCACCCGACCGTGTCGTCGAAGTAGGCCTCGTCGACGCCGTCGTTCATCATGCCCATCGTGCGGTTCGCGATATCGACCGATACCGCCGATCCGCGGTTATGCCGCATGACCATCGGCTTGAAGCCGGCCAGGCCCTGACGCGGGAAGTGAACCGTGCGATCGTCACCGAAGCGGGCCACGTCGACGCCGACGCGCTTGACTGCCCACTCATACGTCCCTTGCTTCGGCGAGCGATCCATCGCCGCTTCCACTTCTTCGATACTCAGCAGGGCATTGATCGAGCCAGGAGGGAACTGCCCCAGCACGTATGCCATCACCCAGGGATTCTCGCGACCGTAGGTGTCGATCTGCTCCTGGGCCCATTCCTTCGGCACGCGCGGCGTGCGCTTCGGATCTTCCGGATCCGCGGTGATCGAGATGACCTCGAACTTACCGTCCTCCATCTTGCCGCGGAGGTTGGACGAGACTTCGTACAGCAGGCCGGTCTGCGAGGTCGTATTGCCGGCCGTGACGATCAGGCCGTCCTCGCACGTCGAGAGGCCTTGCTCGGCCGACCTGATCATGTTCGGCGGGATGTCGCCGCTCTCATCGATCAGGTAAAACGGAAAGCGAGAATGCAAGCCCGACAGCGTGCGGCCGACAGTGTTCGGATCCGCCGTCTTCGGATAACTCTTCGCCGACAGGAACCAGGTCTCAGAGTGATCGCGAGCGAAGATCCGCGAGCTCGTCCACTCGAAGGCCTTCAGCAGAAACGGACTCGCGTTACGCCAGCGCGCCATCTCCGCCCACAGGTTCGTGGCCAGGTTGTCACCCGTGATCGAGACCGCGATCCCCTTCGGGTGTTCATTTTTTGCAGCGAAGCACGTCAGCCGATGCCAGCCCAGCCAGGCGAGCACTGCAGTTTTACCAGGGCCGGCGCAGGCCTTCATGGCGATGCGCTTCTTGCCAGGACGGCCGGCAAGCGTGAGAACGTCGGCCTGCCAGAGATCCGGCTCCGCGCAGAATACCTCGCGCACATAGCGCAGCGGATCTGCGCGCCACTCTCTAAGCAGCCTGGTCGCTGGACTCGTCGCCATCTTCCATGGCTTCCATGTCGATGAAGCCCATTAAGCCAGGATTCGATTCATTGCCGATCGTGGCGAAGAACGTCTGACCGTCTTCCATATGGAAGTAGATCTTGTCGCTGTACTCGCCTTCGCCTTCCGTAACGTCGAGGATCCGCTTTCCAATCACACTGCCAAACAGCGTCTCGCGGATATTGTCGACGCCCTCGTCGTCGTGTTCGCAACTCATGCAGCTTCCTCGTCCTCTCCGAGCAGCAGCTGCTCAAGCGTAAGCTTGCCGCCGTGCTCGTGGACGTCGGTGAACATCTTCAGCTTCTTGCCCAGCAGTTCGAGCGCGGCACGCCGATCGGCGAGCTTGATCCGCTTCGTCCAGCTCGTGACGCCCGTGTCCTTGTCGCGCTTCTCCTCAGCGACGTCGATGCCGGCGATCGCCGCGGCCGAGATGTCATCGAGCTCCGAGATCTGCTTTAGGCGGCCGTCATCGTGGAACAGATCCCGCACATCATAGAAGGCCAGCTTCGCGAGCTCGCGGGTGATGCGATCCGCTGTGACCTCGAGACGCCGAAAGCGATGCGCCTGGCGCTCATTGATCATCACAGCGATCGCAGGACGCTTGAGCAGCCGAGCGCCTGCAGCAGCCGCCGAGGCCTGCGAGAAGCCGGCAGCGATTGCCGCACGCGTAGCATTGCCATCGATCAAGTACTCGTCGATGAACAGCGCCTGCTTCGGTGTCAGCTTATCGCTCATAGTTCCAGTTCCCCCTGCGCACCGCGGAGCTCCTCACGCACCGCAGCTCGCTGTGCCCGCCCTTGCCGGCGCGGGGCCTTCAAACCACCATCACGCTGCGGGATCTCCCGGAGCAGCGCCTGGCGAATCGCATCTTCGACCCAGCTCTGATCCCGCTCCCACACTTCCGCCAGGCGCGCGATCGAGCGGCCGCCAGCGAACTGCATCGCGACTACTTCCTGCGCCCCTCGGTCATCCATCACACGTGAGCAGAAGTGAGCAGACCCGGCCCCCGTCGGCCCAATAGTCTTTGCACAGAAGCAGGCCGCACGATGTTCTCTCGGAAATTTCCTCACAGACACAATCCTGACGGCACCCACGATTCCATCTGTATTACATGTTTCGCTACAGTTGCGACGGAAAGACACGAAGATCATCTCGCCGCCCATGAATCAGCTCATACCTGCGATCCGACGAGCGCTAAACGCTTCAGTGAATGGTTCAGCCGATCTTCTTCACCATCCTGCCCACAAACAGCGGACTCAGATGAAGCGTCTCAGGAGTGATCAGGTACGTATACTCCCGCAAAACATTAAGGACGCGCGGCGCACCGAACACCTGCAGCAAACCCTCAACGCAGAACTGCGAGCATATGAATCGGTTCGGAGTTGTCCACTGCCGCTTTCTGAGCATCAGCCCGACGATGTCGCGGTAGTTGTACTGAGTGCCCACCTGCTTGCGAGCCCATATCATCAGCCACGCGAGCTGTGCATCCGTGCAGGGCACGTCATACACAAACTCGCGCGAGTACTTCGCATAGGCGGAAGGCCGCTCCTGGATCCCGTCACCCGCGTGAGCACCGATCCATGTGCCCTCGGGAGTTCCGAACTCCACATGCTGAAAGAGCGAGTTCGTCACCCAACGAATCGAGCGACCAACAAAGCCTCCGCCTGCTACGAACCTGATGCGGATCGCGGCCATCTACCTAGCGGCCACCATCCCGGTCGTCGTTACTGCAGGCTTGAGCTGCGCAGCAGCCTTCAACTGTTCGAGCGGACCCGGCTCAGCTGCAGAAGCTGCCAGCGCGGCCGGCGGAGGCACTGAGTTCACGATGTCGGCCATCGCCTTTGCCACGGTGCCCGTGATCTGCTCCACCTGGTCGACGGTAGGGTTCTCGTAGCCGAGATCCTTGATCAGCTTTTCAGCGAGCGGCTCGAGGCCTGCAGCTACTGCGATGCCTTTCTGGACGCCGGTACCAGACTGCACGCCCAGA